ATGGTTCTTCTAGCTGCAGGCTGCACTTCCATCCCCATTGGCGGAGTTTCCGAGTCGGACGAGGCTTCCGCCAAGCGATTGTTCTCGGCTTATCCCGAGATAGCTCTCGGGTTCTACGAAGTGCCTGGGCGAGATGTTGAATCGATCGTAACGAACATGGAGTTCCGAGGCCCCATCGACAAGAATGACTACAGCAACGTCTATGGATTGACGCTTTGGAATGTGCACTGGAATGGAGCCAAGCGCGAGGCAGTCAACTGCTACGGAGACCAGGCAAAGATCAGCCTTGTAGTGTCCGTTCTTCTGCCAAAGAAAAGCGACGCAGATCGGCTGCCGCCCGATGTCGCAGCGAAATGGAAGCGTTTCACGCGAGCTCTGTATGAACACGAAGTCCTGCATGTGGAGAACGGCGTGGCCGCAGCGGCTGCGGTCCGGTCGTCACTTCGGACAGGTAGCTGTGAAGAATCGAACGCAAAGGCAGGCGAAGTAGTTCGCAGCCACGCCAAACGAGATGTCGTCATCGATAAAGAGACGAGTCACGGCGTAGCCGATGGCGCGCACTTTCCCTGAGACGATCAAAGTGAAGTGGCGAGACAACACCTCGATGAATGATGTTGATCGGGTACGGCAGGAGGTCAAGAGACTCCAGGCGCGCCACGGGCTACACGTGCCGGCAGGAACGCAACATAATATACAGAATGGGTCAGTAGACCCCCGCTAACCGCCTGAATTTGGGCGGTTTTTGCGTTTGCGAGCCCCGGCATCGACAGCGCTACCAGCGCGACGACCGCAGCCGCCGCGCTCATTCTGTCCAGCATGAGGCGCCAGAGGGCACGTTCTGTTGCAGACGTGGCGCGCTCGGCATGGATCATCGCGATCCACGTGGGGCCGTCCAGCTTCGCCAGCGCGCAAATCTGCGCAATTCGCTCATCAGCCAGCGGCGTGTCGCCCTTCCGCCAGCGGGACACCAGCGACCGGGTAACGGTCAGCCTTTCAGCCAAAGCCATATCGGACGCGAGATTCAAGCGAATTTTCACGTTGTCAAGTAGTTCGTTGACGGCGGTCATGGTGGCTCCAGTTGATCGATCAGTTGACACGTGTTTCCCGATCAGTTTACATGCGCCCCGTTGAGTGATCACTCAACACCCGCCATCGGCACCCCAAGGCCGCTGGCGGGTTCCCTTGGGGAGGGGCTTGGGGGAGAGGGCAGGGCAGTGGATGCGACCGTTCTAGGCATCGTGGGGATGTGCTTGATCGCGGTGATCGTCGGGTTGGCCCGGATCACGGCTTGGTGGTTGGACCGGCGTGAGTACGCAGCTGGTCAGGGGGCACGCCAAGCCATCGCCATTGCCCAGGCGCGCGCCGAGGTGCGCCAGTGATCTTCCTGATTCCCATCGTGATTGCCGCCATCTTCTGGTGGTTCAAGCACGTTCGCTCTGGAAGGGGGCCGTTCGAATGAGCAACCTGCTTGATCACCTGTATCGGTGGATCTTCCGTCCGCCCGCGTGCACTCCGGGCCACTGTTATTGCCGTCGCACGTGCATCTGCATCATTCAGGAGCCAATTGAATGAGCGGCGGAACCTGCAAATTCTGCGGGAATATCAGCGTCTACCTGTTCAAAGGTGGCCTCTGCTACGAGTGCAGCGAAAGCGATGTGCGCGTGCCTGTATCGGCGACGCCGGTTGATCGCCGCTCACCCGAGCTGGCTGCATTCGACGCGGCAAACGCACGCGCCTACGGCGCCCAGCGTCGTGCCGAACTATTCAACGAGAAGAACGCCGCGCACGGATTCTCGGCGGCGGCCGGAGGCCGACGCCTTGGGCTTGTCCATTCTTCAACAAGTGACACGCGCCGCGTGTCACTCACTCTCGATCCGAATCACATTCGCGGACTGCGACTGAAAAAGTCGCTGATTACCGGAGCAAGGCTTCATGACCAAGAGGCGAAACAAGGCTCGTTCCGTGGAGCGTGGTACATGCTCACCACGACTTACCGAAACGGAAGTGACGCTGGCCCTCGTGACATTAGCGAGACACTTAAGCGCATCCGGGGCTTCTTCAATCGAGCTGTCCGATTGCGCTACCGGGGATACCGTCCGCGTTTCCGTTACCTCTGGTGCGGTGAACTCACTAAGGCCGGGGTTCCCCATTACCACGTCTTGATCTACATCCCGCGTGGGATTTTCCTGCCAAAGGCCGACAGGGCAGGGTGGTGGCCTCACGGCCATACCAAGATCGAGAAAGCCCGCAACGCTGTGGGCTATCTGGCGAAGTACGCCAGCAAATTCTCCCCCGACATGCTTGCGTCGTTCCCCAAGGGATTCCGCACTCATGCCATCGGCGGACTCAATACTGAATCGAAGCGTGAACTGCGCTGGTGGAAAGCACCTAAGGCAGCACGCGACGCACTCGGCGTACTTGCCGATATCCGCAAAGCCCTGGGCGGCTACGTGGACAAAATCACCGGCGATTTCTGGCCCTCGCCGTGGAAAGTGATCACCGACAGGGGCCGGATCATCGTATGGAAATTGGAGATACCCGCATGAGCAAGATCATCATCCGCACTGCCACCGTCACCCCGCGCCAGATCAAGCGCAAGGATGGCAGCACCATGGTTTTCCGCGAGCAGTCCGCCGCGATCATGAAGGACGGCGAGGATTTCCCGCACCCCTTCCGACTCGGTCTGGATGATGCACAGGCCCCGTACCCGCCGGGCGATTACGTGGTCGACGCATCGAGCTTCAACGTTGGTCAGTACGGCGACCTGATCGTGGGCCGCCGTCTCATGCTGGTTCCGGTCGCACCTGCTGCGACTGCGACCGCTTCCGCCAAGGCCTAAGTCATGGCGCGGTACGTCTACGAGTGCCTGCAATTCAACGAGCAGACCGGCACATGTGAGCAGGCTGGATTCGTGCCGCGCACCGATATTCCCGCACTTACCACTGCCGAGGTGTCGGGGTTGTTGTCCATGGTTGCGGTGTGCTTCGCCGTGGCATGGGCATACAAGCAGTTAGGCAGGTCCGTTCGCAACTAACTCAACTACGCAAGGGGATCACCATGGATCTGGATTACAGCGCTGCACTCACCGTTCTGGCCGGTCTGGCAGCGGGTGTCGCTGCCATCGGCACCGCCAAGCTGGCACCGGCCGCAATCGCGGTTGGCTACAAGTGGTTCAAGGCTGCGATCTTCGGTTGATCGCAGTAGCACCGGGGCCGGGCAATCCGGCCCCTTTCAATGGGGGATTGGTGATGCTCGGTCTATTCGTTCTCTGCGTCGGCAGTGCCGCGCTCTACATCGCGTTCGGTGACTAGATGACGCGCGTCCTGCTGGCGCCACTGGTTGCGGCGCTCTACTTCTTCGCTCCTTCACTGCACGCTGCTGTGTGTTCGCCCAGCGCGGACGTGGGCTATATGGATTGCGACGATGAGGGCGAAGCCTATGCAGCTGCCTGGGCTGCAGCTACTGAGCAGGCTGGCCGATCTAACGCTGCTGGCGGCTTTACTTGGAACCCTATGGTCGAGCAGGAGGGCAATGGCTATGTCGGCTTTGTCCGACCTTCATATGCGTCTAGCGGGCGATATGCATCCGTCAAGCGCGGCTGGAAGACGAAGTGCAGCGCACGTCCTGAAGAGTTTGGCTGGGAGGGTGGTAGCACTGCCGCATCGGTCAATGCTTGCCACAGGGGTTGTATGTACTCCAGCGCACTCGATCCGGCTGGTGTGGCCGGTTTCAGCTACACGCCCACCGGGGGCACCTGCACAGAATCTGACGCGCCTGAGCCTAAGCCCGCTGGCGACGGCGGTGGCGATGATGGTGGCGGCACCGGTGGTGAAACAGGGGGAGGTGATGGCGACGGCGGTGGTGGTGACGGCGGTGGCGATGGGGGAGGGGACGGCGGCTCCGGGGGCGGTGACGGCGGCGGCGACGGCGGTGGCAGCGGGGATGGAGATGGCGACGGGGACGGGGACGGAGATGGTGATGGTGATGGCGATGGCGGCGAGAACCCCAGCCTCCCGGGCGATCCGCAGTATCCGGGCGATGTGCCGATGCCCTACATGGATCCACCCATTCCGGGCAGCTACCAAGGGCAGTGGTCCAGCGGTCTAGGGGGCGGATCTTGCCCGTCACCTCGGACCATCAATGTATCGCTCGGCGGCTACAGCGCCGCCATGGTTTTCGAGTTCAAGCCGCTGTGTGATTTCTCTCGGTACATCCGCGGCATGGTGATCGCATTCGCGGCCATCGTTGCTGCCTACATCGTTCTGGGGCTCAGAAGATAATGCCTTGGCTTGCCGCCTTCCTTGTCCAGCTCCTGGGCAACTCTCTCGCACGTGTTTTGACCGGCGCGGGCCTCGGGCTTGCGACCGGCGCCGCGCTGCTTCCGCTGGTCAAATCAGCATTGAACCTTGTCGTCTCCTACTGGGGCGGCATTTCCGGTGACCTCGCCAATGTGCTGCTGCTCGCAGGGGCAGGGGAGGCCATCACCATCGTTGGCTCTGCCATGGTCACCAAGGTCGTGATTGACGCTGGCAAAGTCGCAGTTCAGAAGGCCGCATCCAAATGATGTATCTCATTTCCGGCCAGCCCGGCAACGGCAAGACCCTGCGCGCCATGAGCATGGCGCAGGAGTTCTACGAGCAGAACCAGCAGGCCGTCAAAGAAGGCAAGGCGCAGCCGCGACGATTCTTCACCAACGTCGCAGGCGCAACCACTGAGGAGAATCCGGACGCCTTCCCATGGTTCGAAAAGCTGCCTGACCACAACGACTGGACCCAGCTTCCCGATGGATCCTTCGTGCTGTACGACGAGGCCCATTCCGACGGCAACACTCAGGGGTTGGAACGCTATGGCAGGCTGTTCCCGTCCACCGGCAAGCCGGGTGAATCGGAAGATCCACGTATTCGCTCGATGTCCACGCACCGACATCGTGGTTTCGATCTGGTGTTCGTTACCCAGTGGCCTAGCAAGATCCACCACCAGGTGCGCAGCCTGATCGGCTCGCATACCCACATGAATCGTGCGTTTGGCATGCGGCGGGCTGGTGTTCTGACGTGGACCCGCGTGCAGGCTGATCCCTACGACGAACGGATTCGCGACAAGGCCGAGGAAGAAATCTGGGTCTACCCGAAGAACCTCTATGACAGATATCGCAGCGCAACGCTGCACACGGCCAGTCACAAGTTCAAGGTGCCGAAGCGAGTCTGGCAGGGCCTGTCAGTAGCGGTCGCCTTGATAGCCATCCTGTGGCTGGGATGGCTGTTTCTGATCAAACCCTCCAACGCACAAGCTGCGAAAAAGGAAGAGCAGGGGGCCGGAGCTTTGCCGGCGGCAGGTGCCCTGGCGCCCTTGGGCGCGGGCATGCCGGCGGCACGGCCCCTCACCCGCGAAGAGTACGTGCAAAAACACAAGCCACGTGTGGAGTTCCAGCCGTGGTCTGCACCCGTCTTCGATGATCGAACTGTGCAATCGCAGCCCGAGCTGTACTGCATGGCCTCCGGCACCACCGAGCAGGACACCACTTGCACCTGCATAACGGAGCAGGGCACCAAGGCTAAGATCTCGATCCCTGTGTGCGTAGCGATCGCGCGCGATGGCCCAGCCTACAATCCGTATCGCGCACCACGCCAGGAATCGGAGTCGAGTCAGGATCACCCAGCTCGCGGCATCGCTCAGTCTGCGCCATCTGGCACGCCTGAGAAGTCACCACATGCACTGGTTGAGGTTGGGAAGCGCCCCATGGGGACGTTCCCAGAGACGCCGCCTTATCCGGCCACCTTCTGATTAACGTGACGCATCACGGGGCGCATGTGGATGACACCTGTGCCCAGCCATTCTCGATTCGGCGAAAGGTCTGTCCATTGATGCAGCGATGCCCCGGAGGCAGGGCCTTCGGCCGCTTCTCTCGTTCTGCGGCTTCGCGCCTCTCGCGGACCTCACTGATTGGCACGGTCTGAGTCATCTGGCGAGCGAGCGCTTCTCCGGCTCGCTCCTGTTCCTTCATGACAGCGTGTCCCGCTAAGCCCAGGACACCACATGTCGCAAGCAGTAGCGCGCTACCACCGACGAACACCCCAAGTGCGACTTTCCAGACCAAACCCGTTGAATTCGCCATCTATGGCCCCCCAAGCAATCCGGAGGCCATTCTACGGGGTGTAGGGGCAGCGCCCCTACGGAAACGCCTCACACGCGCTGGCGAGGCCTCGGCCCCGGTGCCGGCAGGACACCTGCAACCGGATCGGCGTCGGGACCAGCGACCACCCCGGAAGACCGCTTTGCGCGCCGATGAGCAACCTCAGCCAGTTCAACGATGCCGGCACGCCCAAACGGCCGTTTCTGACCGCCTCGGGCAATCTCCATCATCCGGCGCCATTCCTGCGCCTGTGCCGCCAGCAGTGAGAGCCAAGCCAGATCCTGCGGTTCCAGCTCACGGCCCTCGGGTGTGACCAGTCGGCCAGCCTTAAACGAAAAACCGGCCCAAGGGCCGGTTAGGTTGCGATCACGCACAATCAGGCTCCATGCCACAGCAGGGCCAAGGGTCGAGGCAAGCTCCGTGCCAGTCTGGCCCACATGCCGCGAACATAATATACATTATGCGAAATGTAATATCGGGTTATTAACGCTCCTTGGGTCTGGTTCTGGATTCCAGGCTGGCCGCGTCACCAGCTGGAGCCTTGCGACATGACCTGGTGGTCGGTGGCTACGACGAAATCCAGCGTTATCGACCTGGCCGAAGCACTCAGAATTCGTCGAGAACGACGGTTCGGCGTGCGTGACCCCACCCCCGACGCCGAGGCGTCCAACAAGGATGGCAATAGATAA